CAAATGGCTAACGAGCAGCCTCAGATGTGGGCAGATACTAAGTTTAGATATGCTTATTTGCATCATGTACACCATCAAGACAAAACACAGTTTAAAAGTGGAAAGGATTTTACAGGCTGCAATGTAACTTATTTACGTTCGCCTAGTAGTGCTGACCTTTGGCACGCAGAAAGTGGCTATAGTAATATGGTAGCTGTAGAGGGTTTTCTACATTCTAAAGACATGGGTAGAGTTTCACATATAACACATTATTTTTAATGACAAGGATAGAACTATCGGATAACGAAATAGAGTATAGTACTTACTTTCCTATTCCAGACCCCCATGATATAATGTACAGCTTTGAGGAGATGGTGCGAATGTACACCAAAGCAGACCTAGAAGTAGATAGTTATATACTAGAACGTGCAAAAGAAATAAGTATAAAAAACAGTAACTAAAAAAATAGTATTATATTTGCACATTCGTAGTTTAGTTTAGTTTGGAAAGAGAGTTAACAATTAGTTGTTAGCTCTTTTTTTTGTGACTAATTAAAAAAACTACCTCCAAAATTTTTTTATATGAAAAGTTATATTTAATATTGTTGAAAACTTTTAAACTATAACACTATGAAAAATTCAATTTTAAAATTCGGAAAGTACAAAGGTCAAGACTTTTATTTAACTCCAAAGTCATATCAAAGTTGGCTAATAAAGCAAGATTGGTTTAAAGCTCCAAAACAGGCAGCAGATTTATGGAATGTGGTAGTTGTTTTTGAAAGTGAATATGCTATGGCTACTGGTCGCAGAAGCGAAACACTACATTATAATTTATCTTTTGAAGATGCTAAAGACCTCAAGGAAGTTGAAAGCTATAATATTTATGATGGGGTAGATTACTACACAGTAACACAAGTAAAACAATAACAAAACCTATAGGTGCTATTAATTTAGTGCCTTTTTTTATTTCTAAAAACTATAAAACTATGGAAACATCATTTAACAAAATTTGCAAAAGTATTGCAACGCTAAAAACAGAATCTCAATGTGAATCTATTGAGGCAATGATTAAAACCTTCAAAGATAAGTACAAGCGAGAAGGACACGAATACGCTTATATATTGGTAGGCGCTTTATTAATGGCTAAACAATTAAAATTTAACTAATGAAAAGAAAACTAACACATTCACTTTGCGAGATGCAAAAAGTAAATAAAGACCTTTACGAAGTATTTACTACTGACTTTTGGGATAACGGTACTTATACAATTAAAGACATTTCACACCACGCTACAGAGCAGGAAGCAACAGAACAGAAATTAATTAACAAACATAAAAACTTAAACAAATGAAAGAACTACTAAACATTCAAAGCGAATTAAAAGCACCTAAGAGCCAATACAATAGTTTTGGTAAGTACAAGTATAGAAACTGTGAAGATGTCTTAGAGGCTCTTAAACCACTCTTAAAAAAGAATAAATGTACTTTGTATATATCCGACAATATACTAGAGGTCGGAGGATTGGTATTTGTAGAAGCAATAGCAACTATACAAAACGAGAAAGGACAAGACGTGTCCGTATCTGCTCAGGCAGGAATAAACCCAAATAAGAAAGGAATGGATATAGCGCAGTCTTTCGGTAGCTCCTCCAGTTATGCTAGAAAGTATGCTCTTAACGGTTTGTTTTTAATAGACGATACTAAGGACGCAGATACAGAAGCACCACAACCAACTAAAAGAAAGTTTACAGCTACAGATGCACAAGCTGAAAAGCTAAAAGGTACAGAGGGCAAAGATTTAAAAGCTAAGTACATAATAACAGAGGCACAAATTAAACGATATAACGAATTAAAATAAGAACTATGGAAAAGATATTAAGAAACGAACTGGAAACAGCAGACAAAAGAATAATAGTATTAGAAAGTACAATAGATACTTATAAACGTATTATAGCTGCTTTAGATGAACGAATAGAATTAATGGAAAGAAACCATAAATTTGAATTAGAAAACTTTTATACTAAAAACTCTGAACTATGAACAAGATAGAACTACACATTAAATGGTTAGCTCAGTATTGCGGAGGCACATTAGATTTAGCAGTATTAATTGAGGAAGATGTTTTAGACATTATGCCTAAATTAATGAAGGCTTTAAAAGAACAATCTGACGCAATAGGCTACGATGGTTTTAAAGGCGACCCTAATGATTACCCTGCTATAGTTTGGGTAATGGTGTATAATGGTATTGTTAAACCAACAGTATTAGAATGGATAGATGAGAACTGCCCTATGGCTTGGTTTAGACCTATGTACTTGCCAAAAGAAGAACAAGATAAATTTATTAAAAACTCTGAACTATGAAAATTAGAAGCAGCGCACTAGGTAAGATTATGACAAACCCACGTAAAAAGACAGAGGTATTGTCAGCAACTTGCAAAACCTATATTAAGGAACTTGTAAAAGAGGACTTATTTGGGTACAAGTCCACAATAGACTCTAAATACTTAACCAAAGGAATAGACTTAGAAGATACTAGCATAGACCTTTACAACGAGGTACATGGTACTTTGTATCTAAAGAACACAGAACGCCTCTCTAACGAGTTTATAACTGGCGAATGTGATATAAACGCAGAGGATAAAATAATAGATATTAAAAGCTCGTGGAGTTTAGAGACGTTTCCTGCATCTCCTGACGATGTGAATAACAAAGATTATGAATGGCAGTTAAGGGGTTATTTATGGCTTTACGATAAGCCTAAAGCAGAGCTAGCCTACTGCATGGTTTCAACTCCAGACTACTTACTAAAAGACTGGGATAATTGGGGTATACACAAAGTAGATAAACACGACCCATTTTTAAGAGTTACTATAATTAGTTTTGAAAGAGATACGGAAAAGGAAGCGTTAATAGAACAAAGGGTAAAAGACTGTAGAGAGTTTTACAATGAGTACAAAGATTCAATTTTGAATAAACAGTTAATACTAAGCTAATGAGAAAGAAACTAAGAAACTTTAAACCCTATGAATATAAGGTATATAATTCTGAAAATGAATTAGAGAACTATAGCGGAGGCTTTATGACAGAACAGGAAGCAATCGACTGGTATAATATACATGGAGTTTGGCTAGAGAACCACTTTAATAGAAATCTAATACTAATAAAGAACCGAGAATATAAACAAGCATATCTTTGGACTAATGAATAAAATAAAACTAAAAGACCATAACGAAGGAAATATAAGAGAAATTTGTTATACATTATTTCATCGTGGGTTTTCAAATACTGAGATTAATAAAGATTATGGCTTTTGTTTAAAAACTATTCGAGGTTATCGGTATAAGTTAAAATTTAAAATAGACCAAAAAGATGCAACCGAATTACTAAATGCAAGGGATACAAAAACCGATGACAATAAGCCAGTATTTTCAACTAACGAAATGGATTATGGTACAGACTTACCAAAATATAATTGGAATGATTTAAACCAACAGGAAAGAAATCTTATATATTTAGTAAATCACAGAAAGTTAAAGCAATTAAATGAATTAAAATAGTTATATTTGTAACCAATTTAAAATTAATAAATTATGGATTTAGAAATAAAGGGAACTCTAACCAAAATAGGAGAAACAGTAACAGGAACTGGTAAGGATGGCACGCCATGGCAAAAGCTAACCTACTTAGTAGAAACAGACCAAACGTACAACAACTTATATGCTTTTGAAGTATTCTCTCAGGAGAAGGTAGAGCAGTTTAAAAAGTATAACGTAGTAGGTAATAAGGTAAGCGTAAAATTTAATGTTAATACAAATGAGTGGAAAGGCAAATACTACACGACTCTACAGAGTTGGAGATGCACAAAAGACGATGTACAGGCTCCAGAGAAAGAAACTGTACAAGCTGAGACAGAGGATGACTTACCCTTTTAGGAAAGTAATACAATTATTTTTAAGTAATGGATATAAGTTAAAATAAATAAAGTGTCGCAATGCTGTGAAGTATGAAATGACTGTCTCTGTTTTTCGAGAAACATAAGGAGATAGAGTAGCAGATGAAGAGCGTAACCTATTAAGAAACAATCAGTGCTTTTATTAAATTTAGCTCTTAACATTATGGATAGTATTCTCTTGATTGTTGTGAGAATATCTTTATTTATTTAAAATAAAATAGCTTATATTTGTACAACTAAATAAAAATATTACAATAGGTATATAGTGGTTAAATGCAGAAGTAACTACTATTCATATAATACTAATATCTAAGGCTTATAGGGGAGTTGCTGCATCAACAAACCTATAGGTCTTTTTTTATGCAGAAAAAAATGAGTAACGGATGGATTAAAATACACAGACAGATTCTAGAATGGGAGTGGTACGACGAACCAAATACACTAAGGTTATTTCTACACTTGCTTTTAAAAGCTAACCATAAGACTAGAAGCTACAGAGGAGTAGAAATTAAAGAAGGTCAGGTAATGACTGGATACGATAAACTAGCAAAAGAGCTAAGTCTTAGCACACAAAAAATAAGGACAGCAATAAACAAGCTAAAATTAACAAACGAAATAACAAGCGTTTCAACCTCGCAAGGCACTATAATACAAATAGTTAAGTACAAAGAATACCAAGTAGTAACAAGCAAATTAACAGACGAGCAACAAACGGATAACAAACGAATAACAACTAACAAGAATGTAAAGAAAGAAAAGAAGTTAGTGTATCGCAGTTTTAAACACTTAAGTATAACTGTTGAGGATGTAAGAAAACTAGACAAGGAATACACAAAAAAACAAATAGATTATATTCTAGACGCTATAGAAAACTACGCTAAGAATAAAAGTTATACATCTTTATATCTTACTGCTAAGAAATGGCTCGCTAAAGAATACCCAAAGCAAAAAGAAAAAATAGTTATACACCCTAAAGACTACCTAGCATGATTTTAGAAAACAATTCAGGTAAACAATATTTAGATTCTATTAGGGATGGAAGTTTTAAACTAGGTTTAGAAATAGGCTGCCCCCTGGATTCACATCTGCGCTACAAGCAAGGTACATTCAATGTAATGGCAGGACACGCCAACGTAGGAAAGACTAAATTTATACTGTATTATTATCTTTGTTTAGCTGTAAAGCATGGTAAAAAGTTTTTAATATTTAGCGCAGAGAATAGCACAGGAGGAATAAAAAGAGATTTAATTCAACTCCATGCAGGTAAACAACTAAAAGAACTTGACGAGCAGCAGTATGAATACCACTTTAACTGGGTAGGTGAACACTTTAAATTTATAGACTTTGAACAGTTCTACAGAATCAATAAAAGGTTTATGAACTTTCGCGATGTGTTTAAAGCAGCTTTAGAAGATTGCGAGTACTTTGATGCTTTGGTAATAGACCCTTACAATAGTTTAGCAACCTGCGAAGATATAAAAGGCAATAGCCACGAGCGAGATTATGCAGTAGCTTCTGAGTTTAGAATGTTTTGTCAAATGCACAATAAAACTATTTACTTACTTGCTCATGGTAATACAGAAGCGTTAAGAAAGACATACCACAAAGGACATGATTTTGCATCTCATCCCATGCCTTTAATGGCGAGTGATATTGAGGGTGGCGGTAAGTGGGTAAATCGTGCATCGGACATGATTATAATTCACAGATTGACTCAGCATGAAAGCGAATGGATGAAAACAGAGGTACACGTACGCAAAATTAAAGAAGTAGAAACTGGAGGAACGCCAACCTTTATGGAATCGCCTGTAATATTTCACATGGATAAAGGAGGTTTAAGTTTTAATTGTTACATTCGTCAAAAAGATTATAGTATATTACCGCCTAATGCTAAAAACCCATTAAGTGATATGCCAGTAATAGAGCCAAAACAAACAGAATTAAAACCAAATAAAGCATTTGATATTAACCACACCATAGAACCTAAGCCAACAAAAGACGAAGATTGGTTAAACGGTTACATGGAAGAAGAAGAATTTAAAATATGAAAGTAAACAAAGTAGCAGCTAAAATAATAATCCCAACAATAATAATATTTAATGATTTTGTTAGTTTTCATTTTTGGTGTTATGAAATAATTTTAATTAAAAGAAAATAATTATGAAAGTACTTAATTTATACGCAGGAATAGGAGGTAATAGAAAGCTGTGGGAAGATGTAGAAGTTACATCTGTAGAATATGAGCCAAAGATAGCAGCACAGTATAAAGAGTTATACCCTAACGATAATTTGATTGTAGCAGATGCCCACGAATACCTATTAGACCACTATAGAGAATTTGATTTTATATGGAGTAGTCCTCCTTGCCAAACACATAGTAAGACAAATTACTTTACTAATGAAATAAGAAAGCGCAGCAGATACCCCGACATGAGTTTATATCAACAAATAATATTTCTTAATCAATTTTGTAAAGGTAAATTTTGCGTAGAGAATGTTATAGGATATTATGAGCCATTGATTAAACCCACTAAAATTGGCAGGCATTACCTTTGGAGTAACTTTAACATACAATTAATAGAGCAGCCTAAAGGAGATGTAGGTACAATGATGAAGCAGTATGTAGGTACTGGTAAACACGCACACGATAAAAAGCTAGTAGATAGAAACGCTGTTAATTCAGATTTAGGGTTACACGTTTTAAACACAGCTAGAGGAATTATAACACAAAACAAAGTAGAACAAAGCAAACTATTTTAATTATGACACTAGAACAACTAACTACAAAACTAGAATTAAACATCCTTATTGAAAGGGTACTAGAAAAGAACGGAGCATATAAACAGCCTCTAAGCAAAGAAGATGCCTTAAAGGGTCTTACCCTATCGGAAGATGCTAAAAGTACCTTAAACACGCTTAAAAGTGCCTTAGAACAGATTAACAAGCTCTATGACTTGAGCATCATGTACAGTAAGGAATTAAAAAACAAAGACTCACAGATATATAAATTGTCTGTAGAGAACAGTAAACTAAGAACTAGAGCAAACTTAGCAGACCAAAGAACAAATAATATAACAGAATACATAGAACTACATAAAAACAAAACAACATGAAACTACTAAAACAATGCTCCTTAGATGGAGTGACTAGACGAAAAGACAAGAGCTTAAAAATTTCATTTATTACAAGCCTAGAGCAGTCCAGTACAGAATTAATGGAAGTAGATAAGCTACTAGACTCAAACGGAATACTATACTACAAAGATAGCGAAGGACTAAGCACAGACGAAATAAACCAAATTGATAAGGTTGTACTAGACAAACCATCAGGTAAAAGCAAAGCCGAAAGACTAAGAAATGCGCTTTATATTTTATGTAAGCAAAAGAAAGGGAGCGACCCTACAAAGGAGCAGTTTGCAGAATGGTATAGTAATAAAATGGAGAAGTTTATACAGCACGTAATAGGGCAACTAGATGAAGTATAATAATGATTTTAAATATGACTTAGAAGTAGGGCAAGTAGGGGAGAAGTATCTAGGCAATATATTACAGTCAAAAAAGATAGAAGTTAAAACAGATTTACAAGCTCATAAGACTGGTAACATATTTATAGAGTATTACTCACGAGGTAAACCTTCAGGAATATCTAAAAGTGAAGCAGACTTTTACGCTTTTATATTGTCAAATGAAAAGATAGTTATAGTTAAAACTACTGAGCTAAAAACTATTTGCAGGAGATACATAAACACAAAGAGAGATATTAACGGAGGAGATTCGAACACCTCAAAAGGAATATTATTACCAATTAAAGAACTATTATTTTAATGCCACGCTGTAAAATTTGCAAAGATAAATTTGAGCCTAAGTACTTTCTCCAGAAAGTTTGCTTAGAACCTAGCTGTATTTTAGAATGGAAAAACAAAGTAAAAGCCAAAGAGTGGAAACAAGAAAAGAAAGTTTTAAAAGAAAAGCTAAAAACTTATAGCGACCATGTTAAAGAGCTTCAGGTAATAGTAAACAAATACGTTCGCTTAAGAGATAA